AATATAGACTGTAAAATAACAAGAAGAATAGACGGAAAATTAACATGCACAGAAGAGGAATAGAGTATGATTCAATGTTTAATAGATAATAAAATATGCCCAAATGGGAATAAAAAGTGTAAAGTATGTAAATTTGACAGTTGTGAGGAAGTGCTAGATATGATAGAAGAAGAGCAAAAATATAATGAAAAATGGAAATTAAAACAAATAAAGAGTGAATTACCAGAACAGTGTAAAAACTGTTCTTTTTTAGAAATTACTAATCTAAGAGAAGGTAAAGTATTTTGTCCGTACAGGATTAAAGAGAGGTGCTTAATAAAATGAACATAAATAAAAATATAAATAAGCTATTATATGCCTTATCTATAAAAGGACAAATATATAAAATAAATACTTTCCAATTTTATAGTGAAAAGAATTGTAAGTATTGTACTAAATATCAAATACTAAAAAAAGAACAAGTAGAAATATATAACAAAGAAACAGATGAGTTTGAACTACAAGATAGATATAAAACGAAAGAAGAATGTTATAGTAAAGTAAATGTAATGAAATATCTAATAGAAGAATACAGAAAAGGAAGTGAGGCAGATGGAATATGAAAATATAGAAGATGAATATAACGCATTAACAGAAATGCAAAAGAGATTTATTGATTATTATATAGAAACTGCAAATGCAACAGAAGCTTGTAAAAAAGCTGGATATAAGGGAAAAAATCTTAATAGAATAGGTTCACAAAACTTGTCAAAACTAGACAAATTTATAAAGATAAAACTTCAAGAAAAAGAAGACCAAAGAATTGCCTCACAGGATGAAGTATTACAGTACTTAACAAAAGTAATGCGAGGAGAAGAAAAAGACCAATTTGGATTAGATGCTTCATTACAAGATAGAACAAAATGTGCAGAACTACTTGGAAAAAGATATGGTACATTTAAAGAAAAAGTTGAAGTTGCTGGAAATATACCAGTGGTGATAACAGATGATATTACAGAATAAAATAATAAATAAAAATACACAGAAACAAGTAAATAACATATCATTACAAAGTATAGTTGGAAAAGGTTATGCAGAGTATTGGCATTGCAAATGTAGATATAGAGTATGCAAAGGTTCAAGAGCAAGTAAAAAATCAAAGACAACAGCATTATGGATAATAAGTAACATGATGAAATATAAAGAAGCTAATACACTTGTAATTAGAAAAACATTTAGAACATTAAAAGATAGTTGCTTTACAGAACTGAAATGGGCAATACATAGATTACAAGTAGATAGTTTCTGGGAAATAAAAGAAAGCCCATTAGAAATGACATACAAACCTACAGGACAGAAAATATATTTCAGAGGATTAGACGACCCATTAAAAGTAACATCAATATCAGTAGATATTGGTGTTTTATGTTGGTTATGGATTGAAGAAGCATACGAAATAACAAAAGAATCTGATTTTGATGTAATAGATGAAAGTATAAGACGGAGAAGTACCAGAGGGATTATTTAAACAAATAACAATAACATTAAATCCTTGGAATGAACATCATTGGATTAAGAAAAGATTTTTTGATGTTAAAGATGATGATATATTAGCAATGACAACAAATTATCTTTGTAACGAGTGGCTAGATGAAGCAGATAAAAAAGTATTTGAAAGAATGAAGAAAAATAATCCTAGAAGATATCAAGTTGCAGGATTAGGTAACTGGGGTATAGTTGATGGATTGGTTTATGAAAATTGGAAAGAAGAAAAATTCGAATTAAATACAATAAGAAACTTAGATAGTGCTTTTGGATTAGACTTTGGTTATACGAACGACCCAACAGCACTATTTTGTGGTGCAATAGATTTAAAAAACAAAAAGATTTATGTATATGATGAAATATATCAAAAAGGAATGAGTAACAAAGCGATATATAACCAAATAAATCAAATGGGCTATTCAAAAGAAAAGATAACGGCAGATAGTGCAGAACCAAAGTCAATAGATGAATTAAGAGGATTAGGATTAAGGCATATTACAGGTGCATTAAAAGGAAAAGACAGTATAAATAATGGTATTCAATTTATACAAGACTTTGAAATAATAATACATCCTAGATGCGTAAATTTTATAACAGAAATAAGTAATTATACTTGGGACGAGGACAAGTTTGGAAACAAGATAAATAGACCAATAGATGATTTTAACCATTTGATGGACGCAATGAGATATGCAGTAGAAAAATACATAAAAGGAAATAGAAACATGGGAATGACAAATAAACCATTTATAAAAATGTAACATCTACCTAGTAGATGTTTTTTAATAGGAGGAAAAGATGTTAAGATATAGCAAAGAAAAATTAGCAGAAGAAAGAAGTATAACAGATATATATTTTAAAGCACAAGAAGAATTAGATATAAGAAAAGAGTTATATGAGAAGTTCAGAAGAAAACTAACAGATGAAGAACTAGCAAGTCTAGATGATGAGGACATAAAAGTACCATTAGAAAGATATATATCAATCATGTCTGCTGGTTATTTTGGAGGAAAAGCACCGACATATAAGGTAAAAGCATTTAACAAAGATAAAGACAAAATAATCAAAGAACTATTTAATCATGAAACTAACGATGAACAAGAAATAAAAGAAATAGAAGAAATAATAAAGCATATAACAGATTATAACAAAGATGGATCACATTTCTTGCATATGGTATTAGATTATTTAGTAAAAAGAGCTTGCTATGAATTATATTATAAAGATGAAACTACAGGAGAAATAACAATAGCAAGAAGTGATGCACTAGAAACGGTTGCAATATGGGATTATTCAGCAAAAAAGAACCTAATAGGTTTATATAGAATAATTCGTACATATATGGCAAATGGTGAATACCAACAAATGATAGAGTTAACAACAGTAGACGGAAAAAGATATTATTATGACACACCTGAAAAAAGGAAGATGTTTGGTACACCGGCATATGAACAAAAATTTAAAGACGAACCATTATTCAAAGAAAATGAAAAAGAAAAACAGCCTAAAAAATGGGATGACGATATACCAGCCACAGCAATAGAAAATTGCGATGGAATGGCAATATTTGAACCTGTAATTAGTTTAATAAGAGCATATGAAAGATGTATTCAAAACTCAAGAAATGTATTTAAATATAACGATGAAGCAATATTAGCAGTAAAAGGATATACACCAGAAAATCCAATGATTATACAAAACGAAAAAGGCGAGGATGTAATAAACCCAGCCAGACAAAAAGAAGATGAATATGTATTAACAAGTAGAGTAAGATACTTAGATGGAAATAGAGAAGTTGACAGTAACTTATGGTGGGTTGAAAAGAATGTAAATGATACGGCATTACAAAATCATAAAAAGACATTAATGGATATTATATGCTTGTGTAGTTTTTGCCCTAACATGACTGATTTAGGGTTTACATCAGCAGATAATAATAGTGCATTAGAAAAGAAATTTTTCGGTTTACAACAGTATATAGCAACGTTTGAAGGCGATTTTCTCGAAGGTTTAATAAGAAGATGGAGAATTATACTAAAAAAATTTAACAAAGAAAAAGGAAAAACGTATGATTTTAGAGATATTGAAATAAAATTAAATAGAAATTTACCTTCTGATAGAGCAACTGATATTACAAATGCATTAAAGGTAAGAGGTTTATTATCAGATGAAACAGTTATAAATTTATTAAATCTTGATTTAGATAGTACAAGTGAATTAGCAAAAATAGATTTACAAAATGAAGAAAACATTCAAAAAAATTTACAACAAATGCAAATGATGGGGCAAACAGGTGTAGAACAGAATAAGAATGAAAATAAGCAAGACAACAAAATGACAGATTTGACAGAACAACAGAAAGCACAAAAATTAACTGCAGATAATAAGAAAGAACAAACAAAAATAGTTAATAAGCAAATCAATAAAGAAGAATAGAGGTGTTTTATATGTGGGAACAACACGATAATTATATGAAACAATTGAAACAACTATATAATAAAACATCAAAACAAACTCAAAACAGATTGCAAGAAATTTTTGACACATTCAATTTCACAACAGAAAATATATATGACATAGCAGATAATAAAACTAAAAAAAGAATAAATACATATATAGAACGGTTGGAAAGAACAAGGATTATTAAAGAATAACAATTATTTTACTGCATTAGCAAACAATATTTATAAAAGAACAAGAGTAAAGAATAGTGAAATATTAGAATTATTAATTTATAGTGCATATATAGAAGAACAAAGTAAACTTGAAGAACAGGAAAAACAAATAATGTATGAAGATGCAAATTATTACTATGAAGAACGGACAAAAAGAAGTAAATAAAAAGAAAAAGCCATCAATATTAGCGATGGCTTTATTTCTTGCATTATTAGACCAACCAAATTATAGTGGATTTAATTGGAAACAATATATTGAAGCAACAATGCAGTATAATGCACAACAAATATATAAACAATTAATTTTAAATATACAACAACAAAAAGCCCTAGAAATTGATTCTAATGAGTTTCAAATAATAATAAATAGGCAAAATAATCAAAAACTTAATATAAATAATGATAAGATATCAGGTGCAGTAGATTTACAAATGATTGGATTAAATAATCTAGCAAAAGCAGAAGGAATAAAAGAATTAACAGAAGATAATTCAAAAGTTAGATTTATTGCAGTAGAAGATGATAAAACAACTTTAATGTGTGATAGTTTAAATAATCAAGAGTTTTATATTAACAAAGAAAATGTATTTGATAGATATTATGGTGAGACACAAAAAGAATTAACAGTACAAAGAATTAGATGCAATGGATTAGTACTAGGCTTAAATCTCCCACCAATACAACATCACTTTCACTATTGTAGAAGTACAATTGTGTATAATTCTAATAATGAGCATATTGAGTTAGAAACAGAAAAACAATTTAATATATTTGATACAAAATTTGAAAAAGATATAAAAGAAAAATACAATATTAAAAAAATGAATACAAGGCATATAGATAAAGAAGTTTTAAAAGAATTATTAAACAATATGAGTAGAGTATATAATGATTTTCCAAATATAAGAGGAAAGATTAAAGAAATAAAAGAAATAGACCATCAAAATGGTGGACTAGCAGTAGAATTGCAAAAAGATGGAACATATGTAATGTATATAAATAAAAATAAATTTTATAATGGTAAAGTTCCAAAACAATTATATGAAATGGATGTTAAGAATCATTTTCATCCTAATAACACAACTTATAAAGATATGTCAATACATGAAATAGGACATATAGCAGTAACAGAAATAATAAAAAAATTAAATCATAACAATAATAATGCAATAGTTTTTGATAGCGAAAATAATATAACAGTAAATAAAATATTAAATAAAGCCTTGAATAAAATAGGTGTTAATGATATAAAAGAAAAAGATTTACTAATAAGAAATATTTCAGGTTATGCTTATAAAAAACAAGGACAAGAAATAATAGCTGAAGCTTTTGCAGATTATTATGCTAATAAACAAAATGCTTCATTATTAAGCAAAAACATAATAGAAGTTATGAAAGGGATGATTTAATATGATGCCTATGGAACACCCTTGGACGGATTGGCAAATAGATACACTAGGAGAAGAAAAACCATGGAAATGGAAAGAAAATACACCAAAGAAAATCATAGAAGAATATGAAGAATGGGAAAAATATTACAATGAAATGATGAGAATCAAATTTTAGCACTTACTTTAAAAAGTAGGTGCTTTTATTATGGAGGGATAGTAAATGTCAGATAAAGAAATTATTGAATACTTAAAGACAAATAAAGCTATTAGAGCAAATCTTCAAATAAGTGCAATTTTAAATATATTAGCAAGAGTAATGATACAAAAAGGATGGTTTACTGAAGAAGAATTTAATGAGGCGGTAGAAAAATCATTAGATATCGTAGCTAAAGAAATAATTAATAAGATGTCATTAGAAGAGAGAAACACAATTGAATCACAAATAAAGATTTCAAAGAACGATTTATTCGGCTCATTGTTTAATAATATGATTTAAATAAAATTAAAGGAGGATAAAATATGTATATAAATCCATTTTGGTGTGGAGTAATAGCCACAATATTAACAGAATTAACAGGAATAATAGGATATGCAATATATCTTAATATTAAAGAAAAAAATAAATAAGTTATTAACATTTTATAATTATAAATTTTAGACGTAGACGTACGTCTATTTTTTATGCCCTAGATATGGCTTTAAACTGTCTATTTTTGTATGGTTAGACTTCCGTAAAAAGTCAAATAGTTTGGTTATAACAACCGTAAAAGTTAAGGAGGAAATTCGTTATGGAAGGTAATGAAGAAGTAAAAACAAATATGGAATCTACTGCCGAGAGTGTAGAAAAAGTTGAAACATCAAAAGTAGAAGAAAATAAAGAAAAAACTTTTACAAGAGATGAAGTAAACAAAATGATTAATGCTGAAAAGCAAAAAGAAAGACAAGCAATTTTAGAAGAAATGGAAGCAAAAAAAGCAGAAGCGGATAAACTTGCAAAAATGGATGAAGACCAAAAAAAGTCTTATGAATTAGAGCAAGAAAGAGCTAGAGCAAATAAGGCTGAAAATGAACTAAATGCTTATAGACTAAAAGACGAAACAATTCGTCAAGCAAGTCAAAGAGGTATCTCATTAGGATACATAGAAACTATTGATTTTTCAAGAGAAACTGCTGAAAGTATCAATTCAAAATTAGATATATTTGAAAAAGTATCAAAAGCAGATAGAGAAAAAGCAATAAATGAGTATTCTAAAGAACCTGCTCCTCAAACAGGAGATTCAATTGAAGGTTCTAAACCAGAAAGTCAAATGACTTATGAAGAACTTTGCAAATTATCAAAATATAAAAATTAAAAGAAAGAAGGTATAAAAAAATGGCAGATTTTACAAGTACAGGAACATTTAACAAAAAATATTTTAATGAAAGAGCATTCGGTGCTTATTATGATACAATTCCACAAGAAAGATTAAATTTATTAATAAAATCAGGAGTATTACAAGGAAACAATAGAATAAGAGAAATGTTTGCATCACAAACTGGTGCTGAATATGGAATAATTCCAATGATAGGAAGATTAAAAGGCAAACCAGTAAACTATGATGGAAAAACAAAATATGATGAAGGAAAAACATTACCAACATATAAACAAGGTGTTGTTGTTATTGGTAGAAAAGACAAGTTTTATGAAGATGATTTTACATATGATGTAACATCTAAAAAAGATTTTATGAGTCAAGTTGCAGACCAACTAGGAGATTACTGGGATAGTGCATGGGAAGATGTATTATTAATTATAACAAAAGCATTATTCTCAATTAAATCAGATGCAGGTAAAGTTTTTGCTTCAAAACACACATATGATATATCAGGAGAAACTGAGTCATCAGTAGCTGAAACAACATTAAATACAGCGTTACAAAAAGCATGTGGAGATAGAAGAAGAAACTTCAAACTAGCAGTAGCAAACTCTGTAATAGTAACAAATCTAGAAGGTAAAAAATTAGTAACAAACTTAAGATATAATGACCCAAATGGAATTGAAAGAGAACTAAATGTTTATACATGGAATGGAAAATTATTAATTGAATATGATGAAATAACAGAAGAAGAGGGAGACCCAATATATGCAAAAACTTCTGATAAAACTTTAACAGAAGGAAAAACATATTATACAAAAAGCGGAACAAATTATACAGCAGTTGCAGAACCTTCTGTTGAAAATATTGGAAACTATTATGAAGTTTCAGGATATGGAGATTCTAAGTATGTTACTTATGTTTTCGGAAAAGGAGCATTTGACTATGAAGACTTAGGAGCAAAAGTACCTCATGAAATGGATAGAGATGCTGATAATGATAGAGATTACTTATATGAAAGACAAAGAAAAGTAATTGCTCCTCATGGTGTTAGTTACTTAATGAAAAATCAAGCAACAGATTCACCAACAGATGAAGAATTAGCAGATGGAGCAAACTGGGATTTAGTAGTAGGTTCTGATGGAAATACATATAACCATAAAGAAATTGCTATAGCAAGAATAATCTCAAAAGGATAGAAAGGAAGGCAATAGATGTTAGAACAAATAAAACAAAGATTAGGAGCAAATTATATTGAAGATACAGATAATATAATACAAGACATCATAGCTGATATGACTTCTATTGCCTGTGATGCTTCTAATCGTAAAGAAACTGATAATAAATTATTTCCATACATAAAAAAGGCTGTTATATCCGAATATAATGCTAGAGGTTCAGAAGGACTATTAAGTCGAAATGAGGGCTCTATTTCCAGTTCATTTAATGATATAGAAAAAAAATTAAGAATTGATGTTGCTTCAATAAGGATATTTAAGTAGTGTTATTACGAGATTTAACAAAAGTATATATATCAGAATATGAAGAAATAGAAGACCACGGAGAATCAGATAAAGTATGGAAATATAAAGGACATGCTTGGCTAAATATGCAACAAGATGTCAACGAGTTAGATAGAAAGTCTACTGGTGAGATTGATTATAGCACATATAAAGGTCGTACGACAAGAGATTATGATATACAAAAAGGCAATGGAATATCATTTGAAGACATCTCAAAATTAGAGAAGTTTATTCCGGAGTATAGAGTACTGGACAAAAATAAAATAGGAAGTACTTATGTATATAGAATGGAGAAAATACAATGATAAATTTCAATTGTAATATAAAAGTAAAACATAATTTTAAAAATATAAATGCTATAATTCAAAAATTACCACAGACTGCAAAGATAATAACAGAAGATGTATTAAAGAACATTAGAGGTTATGCTATAAGGTTGGAAAAACGGAAATAACGAGGAAGGTATATTAGTTGAAATGATTGATATGTCTACTAAAGAAGTGAAGGGACGTGTCTATGCGGACCCTTCTAAATTTATGAGTAATGGTGTTTCATATTTGTTTTTTGAATATTTTGGGACAGGTGCTAATGCCGAGATGGAACATGTGGGAAAATCAAAGCATTTTATTCAAAGTGGTTACACAGAATGGTTTATTCCAGTAAGTAAAGTTGAAAAGAAATTACCTTATCCAACTGTAAATATTCAAGGAATGGATTTTTATGTTGCTCATGGTAGCAAAGCCAACCACTTTATAGCCAATGCAGGTTTTAAAAGTAGAAATGAAAATGCAGAAATAGTTAAGAAAAAATTAGATGAGATGTTAAGGGAGGTATATAAGTAATGAAAGATTTAAGCGAATTAGAGTTTAGCGATTTAGTATATGAAAAACTAGAATTATTGAAGTATAAACAAATATTAACAAATCCAACAACTGCAAGTAAATTCCCTTGTTTGGAATTACATACACCTTTAAAATCAGTAAACTTAACTGAAAATGCATTTCCAATTAAATCTACATTTCAAATATCAATAACTTGTTGGAACGAAAAGCAACGCCAAGCACTGAAAATGGCAGATGAAGTTGATAAGAAACTTCAAGAATATAATTTTACAAGGACAAATACCAATCCTGCAATATATGACTCTATATTGCAAAAATACGGTATAACAATAACATTTGAGGTCATTTACAATGCAATAATGAACTCATTTGATTTTATAAGATAATAGGAGGAAATTAAAATGGCAAATGAAATAGTAGATAAAAATACTGAAAATAATGAAATGCCTGATGTAAGCAAATGGGTGAAAGTATTTTATGCTGAAACAAAAACAGGAGAAAGAACACAAGTTGCATTTGTGGAAAAAATTCCAGTGCTAGAGGAAGCACCAGACCAAATAACTGGTTCTGCATTAGATTTAGATTATGAGTTTGCACAACCAGGAATCAAAAAAGCATCTAATATTGAATTAGATATATATTATACACATACACAACACAAAACATTAAGAACATTAAAAGATAAAGAATTGTATTGGTTTTTCCAAAATCCAGCACATACTGCACCATCAGGTGGAAAACCAATAGTAAGAACATTAAAAGGAAAAATGTTCGTAACAATGCAAGAAGTATCAGTAGGAGAATATTTAAAGGATAAAATGACAATATATAAAAATGGTGATGTTGAAGAAACAGAAGGATTTCCCACAGCCTAGTTCTGATGTAAGTGTCGTGTCAGAACAAGAAAAAATAGACACTAATAATATAGAGAAGGCAAAAAAATAAGCCTTCTCTCTTTTGCAAAGGAGAGAATAAAAAATGGAATTAGAAACAAAATTTAAAACAATAAAATTAGTATTTACAACAAGAAAAATAGTAAATATAACAAATATATTAAAAGGAAAAAACTTTGAAGATTTATATTTCAAAGTTGTAAATGAAAGTAATCTAGATGCATTATCTAAAATTATATACATTTTTGCTGAGGATGAAGCCGGCATTAAATCATTCAAAACAAGTGAAGAGGTATATGACTTTTTAGATGATTATAAAGAAGAAACAGGAAAATCATATTCTGATATTTTTAATGAATTAGCAGAGGTAATCAATAAAGAGGGTTTTTTCAAGAGCAAAATGAGCGAAGAGGAATTGAAACAAAAAATATCAAATCCATTATCAGAAGTAGATATGGAATCAATAATCAAGACATCAGCGGAAAAAGTAATAGCACAAGTAACAGAAAAAGAAATGTTAGCACAAGCTTAGATAGTATAATGGAAAATATACGAAATGCAAAAACAATAGAAAACATGGTATATGGATTAGAACCATTAGCATATTATTTTGGAATGAAACCGCATGAATTTTGGAATAGTAGATATTCAGAAATAAATATATATTGCCAAGTTAATCTTGCGAAAATAATTGATGACTTAAAAAGGGAAATTAATTTACAAGAAGCGGTAACAAATAAACTAATAAGAGCAGATAGTATGAGTATAAATCCTAAAATTATTTTAATTAGAGATAATTATAAGGAGTTATTTAAAATAGACGAAAAAGGACAAATATAGAAAAACAAAGAATGTTATTTAAGGGATAATATAAAATAGCAAGAACAATTTTATACTTCTTTTATATAAATTATGTTCTTGTTAATATTATTTTAAATCTTCATTATTGTTCAATTCTTCTATTGCGTGCCTAGTTGCAGCGACGATAAAAGCAGTAAATGTGGTTTCTTTTCCTCTTATAGCATTTTCTACATCATCTATTACATCATTTGGAAATCTAATACAACGTTGGGTTGTTGATGGAATTATAGGTATTTTAAAATTATTCATTGTGAACCTCCTATTACTATTATAAACATTTTGGTAAAATACGTATGCAATGCAATTGGTATACGATTGGTATGCAATTGAACGGCATACAAAAAAAGTATTTTAATATATTATAAAGTAGTAAAAATAAAAAGTATGTCGAATGTAGTCGAACTTAACATGTAAATTTCGACATGCATAAAAATAAAAGGAGGAATTGGTATGGCTCATTATCAAACAATGACATCAGATAAAAATAAAGATACAGCATTAATAATGTGTATATTAGGAGGATGGTTTGGATTACATCAGTATTATGTTGGAAATATAGGAAAAGGATTATTATATACATTTACTTTTGGTTTTTGTATGATTGGATGGCTCCTAGACATAATAAAGATACTATTAGGAAGCTTTAGAGACAATGTAGGGGCACCATTAAGAGCAACAAAAAAACAAAATAATTGAGGAGATTAAAAAATGGATAAAGAATTTATATCTTTTATGAAAGATTATTTAAATAATAAATTTGAAAAAGTAGTGGAATGTAAAGAAGGTACAATGCTTTTTGATGTATCAACAAATGAGAAAGCTTGTGAATCAGTAACAAATTTAGAGAAAGAGATAATAAATACAAATATTAATTTACTTTATGCTTATCATCAATGGCTAAAGGAAAATAAAAAAATAAAATAGAAAAACACTTGCAATGCAGGTGTTTTTCTTTTTGTAAGATCCAAAAAGAAAGGAGGAATGACTTATTACAGTAGAAGAAATAGAGATAATTGTAACAGCAAAAATAGAGGAAGCATTAAAAGAATTTGAGAAAATTGTGCCAAACATAAAAAAGCAAATGAAACAAATCCAAGAAGCTTTTTCAAAAATTGATACTAAAGAGATGCAAAATAAAGTTCAACAAGCTACTAATTTTGTAAAGAAAAAAGTACAAGATTTAAAACAAAGTTCAAAAAATAATGAAGTAGCTATTAAAGTTAATAATAAAGATGCTCAAAAACAAATATCTCAAATACAAAAACAAATAGATAGTTTGCAAGAAAAAATAAATGCTCGACAAATGAAATTAAACGTAATAAATCCTCAAATTGATAAAATAGTAGATGATACTAGAAAAAGTGTAACACCAGAAGGAATAAATTCTAATGATAAAGCAATGGATACAACAGTTAATAATGCATTAGGAAACAATAAATATTTTACATCATTAAATAGTCAGGCACAAAAATTATATACGGAAATAGAGATGTATAATACTCAGTTAAGTGAAGCAAAAGGTAAAATGTCACAACTAGAACAACAAACATCACAAACAGCAACTACTCAAAGCAAATTGGGTAGTTTTTTTAGTGCTTTTAAATCTAAAATAGAACAGGCAAAAACAGTAGCAGGTAGAATAGGAACAGCATTTAAAAACGTTGGAAGTGATATAGCAATATGTTTGAACCCTATAAATTTAATAAAAAAGGGAGCAGGAGCAATTGGAAATGTTGTTAAAAATATTGGAACAAAAACTAAAGATGTTGGAACTGGCATAAAAAGTGGGATAGGAACAATACTAAAATATGCAACAGCATTGTTTAGTTTAAGAAGCATTTATTCTACATTGAGTAGTTGTGCTCAAAGTTGGTTGTCAAGTCAAAATGCTGGAGCTAAACAGTTAAGTGCAAATATAGAATATATGAAATATGCAATGGGAAGTGCATTAGCACCAATTATTCAATTTGTAACAAATTTAGTATATCAATTAATGAAGGCGGTACAAAGTGTTGCTTATGCATTAACAGGTGTAAATATATTTGCAAAAGCAAGTGCAAGCTCGTATGCAAGTATGGCTGGAAATGCCAAAAAAGCTAAAAACGAGACAAAAAGCTTATCTAGTATACATAGTGAAATAAATAATGTGCAATCTAATGATAATTCAGATAGTGGGAGTAGTGGAAGTACAGCACCAAGCTTTGATTTATCTGGAATAGATAATACACCTAATAGTATTATAGATGCTATAAAAAATGGAAATTGGTATGAAGTTGGAGCAACAATTGGAGAAAAATTAAATGAGGCAATGAGCAATATACCTTGGGATAAAATACAAAGTACAGCAAAAAACATAGGAACCAATATTGCACAATTTTTAAATGGGTTCATAGCAACAACAGATTGGAATCAAGTTGGGAATACATTTGCACAGGGATTAAATACAATTATTTATTTTGGCTATAATTTCGTAACTAACTTTGATTGGAAACAATTTGGAAAAGCAATTGGTGACGCAATAAATGGATTTTTTAATAATGTTGACTGGGCTGTAGCGGCTAAAACATTGAGTGAAGGAATAAAAGGAATATTAGACACAATATCTACTACATTAGAAACTATTGATTGGCAACAAATGGCTAGAGATGTTGAGGAATATGTTCAAAATATTGATTGGAGCGGAGTTGTATCTGCGATATTCAGAGGTATAGGAGCAGCATTGGGTGGATTAGCACTATTTTTAGGAACATTAATAAGTGATGCTTTTACTGGAATAGGAAAATATTTCGATGACAAGATTGAAGAATGTGGAGGAAATATAGTATTAGGAATACTTAAAGGAATAGGAGATGCTGTTATTGGCATAGGACAATGGATATATGACAATATATTTAAGCCATTCATAGATGGCTTTAAAAGTGCTTTTGGAATACATTCTCCATCTACTGTTATGGAAGAACAAGGAAAATTTATTATAGAAGGTTTAAAAAATGGATTAACAGGAATATGGGAAAAAGTTGCAGGGATATTTGAAGGATTTTCTAAAAATGTGAAAGATAAGTTTAAAGAAATAAAGGAAAAAGTAGAAGATACTTGGGAAAAAGTAAAAAGCAAAACAAAAGAAAAATGGGAAGAAATAAAAGGAAATGTTACAGATACTTGGAAAAATATAAAAGACAGTGCAAAAGAAAAATTTGATAATATTAAAAGCAAAGTAACAGATACTTGGAACAACATTAAGAATGATCCAAACAAAGTAGGAATGGCAACGGCTATAAGTAACACTTTTTCGAGTATTAAGGAAAAAGTTAGAGAAAAATTTGATAATATTAAAACTAAAGTAACTGATAGCTGGAACAACATTAAAAACGATAAAAACTTATCAAGTATGTCGGATACAATCAAAAATACTTTTAGCAATTTAAGCAGTAAATCATCTGATTGGGGAAAAGATTTAGTAAGCAATATGGCGTCGGGAATTAAGAATAATATACATAAGGTTACTAGTGCTGTAAATTCAGTTGCAGAAAAAATAAAAAATTTTTTACACTTTACAGAACCAGATGAAGGGCCATTATCAAATTTTCATACATATATGCCAGACATGATTGATTTAATGGTAAATGGAATAAAAACTAATACAAGCAAAGTAAAAAATGAAATAGAAAATTTAGCAGGAACAATGTCATATACAATAAACACAGAAACAATAAAAGACATTCCTTCTACAATTCCAAATATAAAACCAATAAATATTCAATCTAATAATATAAGGGATACATTTGAAGATGTATTATCTAATTATAGTGGTAATGGACAACCATTACATGTAACAATCCAATATTTAGGTAAAGAAATATTTGATGATACAATAGACTATATAAACCAAAAAACAAGAAGAACAGGAAAATGTGTAATAAAAGTGAATTAATAAAAGGTATCATATTGATACCTTTTATTGTTGAAAGTCTTTATTAACTTCTTCTAATACAACAGGATATATTTCTTTGTATTTAGAATAAATATCGATATTTATATTACCATTTTCATCAGGCAAAGTTGTATTTGTAAATAGTTTTACATAAAGCATTGTTATATCATGTGCTCTTTGTTCGTTAGACAATATAATCACCTCACTTTCTATAAGTGAAAGTATAACTTATTTTATTAAATTTTACAAGGAGGGAGAAATAATATGTTATGGAAATTAAATGGAAAATTAATGAAAACACCATCTACATATAAAGACAATATAGAAGATACAGACAACGACAGTTATACATCAAAAGTAACAGGAGCATTAATAGACAACCCTATTGCAATTGGAATGCTAAAGCTTGAAATGAGCTGGGATTACTTATCAGAAGATGAGGCAGAAGAACTTTTGCAAGCAACATATCAAAATCCAATGATAGTTACAGTAAAATGTCCTAGTGTACAAGGCGGTATGTTAGAAAATGCTAAATTCAGAGTAAGTAAAAGAACAAGCGAAATGCACAAAACAGGTAATGATGAAGACACTTCCAAATCAAAATGGAAAGTGTCTTTTAATTTGATGCAAAAAGAGTTAACAGCACAGCAAAAAGCAACAGTAAATAAAGCAAAGGGGTTGAGTTAATGTACGAAACAAGTAAAAAATGGAAACAAAATATATATGAAGACCCAGTTTGTGCAATGAATATTTATATAGATGATGTATTAGTAAATCCAGACTATATATTGGATTTTAAAAAAGGTGGAAACGCATTTGAAGAAGAATTTTGTTTAGGAGGTACACCAAGTCAATATATTGAAATGAAAATATATAAAGATAAAATGCCAGAAACTCTTTCAAAAATAAGAGTAGAATATGGGATTTTAATCAATCATGCATTAACAGTATCAGAAGTAAATGCAATGTTAGTAGGAACATTGAATGGAATACCCGTTAAAAGTTTAAGTAGTAATGATAGTAGCTTTGAAATGATACCTATACGGAATATACAATGTAGATGATTACACAGACAATGATGACAATACAATAACAATAAAAGCACTAGATAATATGATTAAATTTGAATTTAATTATGATGGCAGTGAATTAATAACAAAAGGTGAAGCAACACTATTAGAAGTAGCACAAGATATCTGTAATAAAGCAGGAGTAGAATTAGGTTCTACTTCTTTTTTAAATTCAGATAAAAAAGTTTCAGTTTATGACAATACTGTAACTGCAAGAGAATATATAAGCTATATTTCGGAGAGCGCAGGTGGTTTTGCTTGTATTGATAGAGAAGGAAAACTGTGTTTTAAAAAGTTCTATCAAGATGAAACAGAAATTCCTCTTGAAATGTTTGGAGAATATAAATGGGGCGAAGAATTTAAAATTTCAAAAGTATCTTATGAAGATGGAAAAAGGGATTTTAAATTTGGAAGTGATGCAAGAAATAATCTTTGGATTAATCAAGAGAATATGTATATTGTGGATGCAGAACAGGTACAAAATATTTTTAATGAAGTAAATGGGTTAACAGTTACAACTTTTGAGGGAAAAACATTAATAGATCCAGCTACAGATATAGGAGACAAACTTATTATTGATGGAAAAAGTGTTGTTTATCAAGGAGAAATGTCACTTGAAGGAAGATTTATAGCACAAATATCAAGTAAAATACAAATAAAACAAAAAGAAGAAACAACAGTAAAAAAAGAAAGTCAAAAGGTTGTAAATAGAAGAGTTCAAAGCAGAATAGATCAAGCAGAAGGAAAAATACAACAGTTAATAGAAGAAACATCAGAGCAAGAGCAAAAATTAACTCAGACAATACAAGATATAGATGGATTTACACAAAAAGTATATACAAAAGATGAAGTAACAGAAAAAGTAAATGAATTAAAACATACAATAGATAACATTACATTTCAACAACAAACAAAAGGTGGAGGAAATATATTCTTCTATGCAAAAGAATACTGGAAAGGAAGTACAGATAATAGTGAGGCAACATTAGAAGAATATACAAACACGTTAATACAACAGAACAATATAAGTGATGAGGGCTATCTAATTAATAATGGAGTGTCTATTCAATCACAAGTTGTAAAAAATGGTTCATATGCAATTAGTTTTAATTATTACAAATTAAAAGCAGATGCAACTGGATATATAAAAGTGAATGGCACTGAATATAAACTAGACGGTGATGCTGAAGTATGGAAAGAAATGACAATAGTTGTTGAAATAACAACTAATAACATAAAGATAGAGATTGGCAGTGATACAGTAGCATCTTATTACATATCAGATTTAATGGTAGCAACAGGTACAGAAAAAAGTGTATGGACACAAAATGCAAACGAGACAAGAACAGATACTGTCGAAATTGGAAAAGGTATACAAGTAAATTCTAGTACTAAGAACGTATACACAAGGATAGATGCTGACGGAAATAGAACATTCAATAGTTCTACAAATGAAAGAGTAGCAGAAATGACGGACAAGGGCGTTTATACTAAACAATTAGAAGTAAAAGAACAAGCAAAAATTAATTTACTATTAATTCAACAAGTTGGAAATCAAATTTGGTTAACTGGATTGGAGGGATAAAGATGGCGGATTTTACACAAAATGGTGGTAGTAATGGAGGAAGTTATGCAAGCTATTATAAAGGAAAACTAAGTGTATGGGAAAATAGCTATGATATCGCTTCAAATAGTTCAAATGTTGGTTATAGATTACAGTTAATTTCTGGAAATTCAGGACAATTCGGTGATTTAAAAGCAAGTTATAGTGTAACTATAGATGGAGTTTGTAGAAATAGTGGAAGTGGTTCATATAGTTTAGGACATAATGGGACAATAACATTATGTGAAGGTAATTTTACAGTTTGGCATAATGATGATGGAAAGAAAAGCGTTTGGTGTAGTGCTGTAATAGATTTTCAAAGTCATTCAGCTAGCCCAGGTGATTTTTATCCAAGTGGAAATTTGAACTTATCCACAATACCACGTTACACAACTGTATATAATTCTTTGAGAAGTAAAACAATAAATACATTAGATATAAATTGGAGTACAACTAACGCAATAGACTGGGTACAATATTCATTAAACGGCGGCGGATGGACGGATATATATGGAAATCCTGATGGAGCATATAGAAATGGACATTATCAGATAACAGGATTAAATCCAAACACAAATTATACTATAAAAACAAGATGTAAAAGAACAGATAGTCAACTATGGAGTGAGGCAGGAAAATTTAATGTAACGACATATGATATAGCAAAATTAACTTCAATTCCAAATGTAAATATCGGCTCATCACATAACATTACATGGACAAACCCTAGCGGAGCAAGTACAAGCCTAAAACTATGTAAAACAGATAATTCAACAATAATAGATTACGGAGCAGTTACAGGAACTAGTAAATCAATTACACCAACTGCAAGTAAAATATATCCACTAACTCCAAGCTCTAATACATATAAAGCAAGATATATTATAACAACTACTGCAAACGGAAAATCTTATACAAACTCAAAAGATTTTACATTCACTGTAACAAATAGTAATCCAATATTCAGTAATTTTACATATCAAGATACAAACGCTACAATAACAGCTTTAACAGGAAATAATCAAATATTAGTAAGTGGTTATTCTAATGTAAAAGCAACAGTAAGCACAGCTAATAAAGCGACGGCTAAAAATAGTGCAACAATGAAAACATATAAACTTGCAATTGGAAACAAAAATACTTCTGTAAATTATAATGCAAGTGCTGACGTTAGTTTAAATATTAATTCAATTAATAATAATGTCTTAGATTTATATGCAATAGATAGCAGAGGCAACAGTACAAAAGTAAGAAAAACAGCAACTATAAAAAATTATAGCAATATTAAAATAAAAACGTTATCGGTAACAAGACAGAATAATGTCGGAACAGTAACTACATTAAAATTTGAAGGGGAATTTTGGAATGCAAGTTTTGGTAGTGTGACAAATGCAATTACTAACTGCAAATATAAATACAAAACAACTTCAAGTTCAACGTGGGCTGATGGAAAAACAACATTAACATATACCATATCAGGAAATAAGATTACAGGAAGTTTAAATGTACAAGGTGATAAAGGTACAGATGGTTTTAGTGCAGATAACTCTTACAATATTCAATTAATATTGTCTGATAAATTATCAACAGCAACATACAATGTTATTTTATCGTCAGGAAACCCTGCTCTAGCAATATATAAAAATAATGTTGCGATTGGACAACAATATGATACAAGCGAGGGAAGTAAATTACAAGTTAATGGAAACACATCTGTAGCAGGCTATGGTAAATACAAAAATGGAATTTATTCAAGGAATAGTGGAGAAGTAGGAACACCAGTTGGAAATGGAAAACTAGTAATTAAAAGAGCTAACAATTCAGAAGCACCAAACAATGGCGTTGTTTTAGAGTTCGGAAATACAAAAACTTATGCAGGTCAATTATATATTGGCGATAATGCTACACAAGGAATTTACTATAATGGTTGGTCTGACGGAAAAAGAGGAACATGGAAAAGATTAGCAGATGTTCCTGTAACACTATATAATAACAGTTCTGGAACAACAGGAACAGTAACATTAAGCGAAACGGCAGCAAATTTTAATTATTTAGAAATATTTTATTGTGACAATCATAATAATCAAATTCAAAGTAAAACTTTGCCATCTCCTAACGGAAAACAAATTTCGTTAGACAATTTAGAACCTGGCGATAAAGCAGAGGCATATCAAAGAGTTTCTTCATATACAATATCAGGAACAAATATTACTCGTAAGAACTCTGTTTATTTTGTCATTGACTCAAAAGGCGCGATATCAATTAATACTAATGTATATAATAAAATAATAAAAGTTCTTGGGTATAAATAGGAGGTAAAAATGGCTATAAAAAAAGAAATTGAATTAGAAAATGGAATAATAGTAAATTATCATAGAATAGTTAGCATAAATAAAATAACGAATGATTGCAATATTATTGAAGTAGCTTCTTATACTTCTGAAAAGCAAAGAGATAAAGAAAAAGAATATTACAGAAGTACAGATGAAAATAAACAAATGAATGTGTTTATTGAGACAGAGTATATTCGAAAAGACTATTCAGAGAGTGAAAAAATAGAAGAGTGTTACGAATATTTAAAAACTTTGGATAAATTTAAGGATGCAGAAAATACCTAGGAGGTGTAATATGAGTGAAACAACAAATTTAAAATTAAAAAAACATGATAGTCCATCAACAAATGAAGAACAATTTGACATAGAAAATTACTTAAATGGAAACTGGGATAAAATAGATGAAAATGTAGGAGAAGTTAACACAAATATATCAAACATAAACTCAAAGAATAAAGAACAAGACACAAATATAGAGCAACTACAAGAAAACACAGAAACATCAAATAATAAAATAGAAAAGTTAGAAACAGAGCTAAAAGAAATGCAAGAAGATTTTTATCAAAACAGTATAAGAGGACAAGCAAGTGGAGAATACATACATGTAGAAGACAGCAGCAATTGTAGAGCAAAAATAAAAATAAGCGGAAATAGCGAGCAAGAGACAAGAAGTGGGAAAAATATTCTTGAAAATTCAGACAACAATGTTAGTCAATATGGATTAACAGCAACTATACAAAATGATGGAAGTGTTAAAATTTCAGGTACGTCAACGGCCGAAACAACAAAATACTTAACTAATATAAAGAAAGTTTCAGTAGATTTAATTAAAGAAGGTAATTACACAATAAGCTTTAAAAATTCTAAAAATATGAATGATGTTTCTATTAGATTAAGAAAATATAATGGAACAGATAAAACTGAAATAAAAAATATTTATCTAAATGCTATAAACAAATCAGAAGTTTTAAACTTAAAATCTCTAATAGATACAGATACAATTGAAATTGAATTAGATGTAATTTGTTATGGAAATAGTGAGTATAATTTTGTTTTATATCCACAACTAGAACTAGGAGAAGAAACTGAATACGAAGAATACGGAGTAATGCCATCACCAGACTATCCAAGCGAAATAGAAGTTGTTGGTAGTAATGTGAATTTATTTGCAGGAGGAGATACTGTCACAAATAATGGAGTAACATTTACAAAAAACAAGGATGACTCTTATGATATTGTTGGTATGGCTACAGAACAAGCAAATTGTATAAACTTTGTTGATATTCAAAATTCAGGAATTATAAATGGAAATATATATAATATACATGTTAGTGAAAATTTGCCAGATGGAGTAAAAATATTAATAGAAGCATATAATGATACAACTTGGATAAGACATGTATTAGGTTCTTCTTTAATACCTAATGTGTCCGAAGCAAATATTGAAAATGCAAATAAGATAAGATTTACATTAAGAGTAGAAAAAGGAATAAGTGTAAATATTCATAATTTAAGAATTAAATTAGAAAAGGATACAATAGAAACGGCATATAGCAAATACGGTCAAGGCTCTGTCAAAGTAACTAAATGTAATAAAAATTTATTAGATTTCACACAACTTACAGAGAATTATCTTTGGCAATGTACAGAGACTATAAATAATGGAATTATAAAGATTATATCAAATTCATCAGTTGGTGTATCTTTTGCTAGATTTAATAATAGTTTAATATTAGATACAAATAAAACATATACAATAAGTGCTAATACTTCTGATGATTTTGCAGGATTTAAAGTGCTTTATCCATTATTAGGAGAGTATAGTGATTTAGGAGAAAAATCATTAACTTTTAAACCAAAAGAAAGTATTATAAGATTAGTGTTCTATGTAAAAATAAATAAAAGTTGTACAATATCTAATATTCAAGTAGAAGAAAATGTAACAGCAACTCCATATGAACAACACGAAGAACAATCATACATAATACCAACACAACAAACACTTAAAGCAATTGGAGACATAAGAGATACATTTATAAAGATAAATGACAAATGGTATGAAAGACATTATATTGCAAGAAAAATATTTGATGGTACAGAAGGTTGGATGTTTGTTGATAGTAATACTCGCTTTGCCATAAAAATTACAGAACAAAGAGCAAAAATCGATGTAAGAAACTCTAGCAGTAATTTAACAGAATGCTTAAGTAATAGATTAATAAATAGTACGCAATTAGATATTGTCAAAGTTACGAATGGAATTGCATTTAGCCAATGGACAGATACACAATATTTGTATTTATCAAAAATTAAAGATAGTATTGATGAACTAAAAAAATATTTAGCAGAAAACGAAACATATGTAGATTATCCACTAGAAGTACCACTTGATATCGAATGTACATCAGAACAAAGTGCAGTTTTAGAAAAACTAAACAACGCAAGAACATATAAAAATGTAACAAACTTATATAGCACAAATGAAGTAAGTGCAATTCTAAGCCTAGATTATGCAAAAGATTTAGAAACATTATTAAACAATGTACAAGCTTTAGCTTTAAATAATGCAAGTGAGGGGGTATAGAAATGGTAGATTTATCAAAACTATTTAAAAATGCAGTAATGAACTTATATAAAAGTAATGTATATACAGTAGATTATGCAATAATAGAAGCATCAAAACTAGCAGATAAAAACAAAATAAATGCAAAAGACTATGAAGAGTTGATAGCATATTTAGCAGAAGAGCAAGAAAGGTCAATGCAAGTTGAAGAGATAACGGAAGAGATTACAGATGACACTGAAGATGAAAAAGAAGAAACAGCCAAGGAGGAAGAATAATGCAAGATACAGAATTAATTGAAAAAGTAGCTCACTTAGAAGAACGAGAAAAGTCAAATACGAAGAGAATTGATGCTGTTGAAAATAAAGTAGAAAATATATACGACTTAACATTAAGTGTAAGAGAAATAGCAACAGAAATGAAAGCAATGAGAGAAGA